CTTCCCAGCCGTCCGTTCCGAATACCCCGCCAACTTCGCCGCTTCAGTGGCGTTGTGACAGTCATGATACGCCAGCACAAATGTAGTAAGCGAATCGGTTTTAACAGGAAGAGGGAAACGGTTTTAACAAATGGTCGATTAGTGTGAAAACTAATTATAAATTATGATGGAAAAATTAATAATTACAAGCCATAAAATTATGAATCGGTTTTAGCAAAAATCGAATTGAAAAGAAAAAATCCCGGTGATTTTGATCGTCAATCCGACCAGGTCCAGCCGTGCGTTTGAGTATATTGTTTTTTGTGCGAGGGGCGCAGCTTGGAAAGTATTTGCGCCCAGCGATTAACGTCGTTATCTGTCTTGATTGGTTCGTCAAATAATTCTGCATGAGTTCGTACAAACTCGCGCAGGTTGGTCCCGAAAAATGTTTTCCCATCCCGGGAAACCAATGAAAATGACCTCCCAGCAATGTTTTTAACTCCGCGCCTGCACTTATCATGAGTTAGCCGTTTCCCGGTAATAATTTCCTGTTGCTTCGGGGTAAAACCGCCCTTTTCTCGTCGCACCATGATTTTGCGACAGCGGCGCGAACAGGTTTTAGTTTTGGTATAATTCCAATGTTCGAATTTTTCCCCGCAACTTGAGCATACCAAAATTTCAGGTTTTGCGCGTCGATTCGTCATTGCAGATTGGTCACGTTTGACCAGGCGCAATGATATTGTTCCGCCAGCCGCTTGGCTTCCGCAACAGCCTGATCAAGCTGTTGACTTTTGAAAAGTTCCGTCCCCTCAGGATTCATCAGATAAACACGATAGAATCCTTGTTTATTAATTATGATCACCGACCAGGCGAGGCCCATGACTGCGCGAATTGCCAACTCATCAGACAGCGTTACCGCGTCTGCTTTGGTCCATCGCGCCACGCTGGCCAGCGATATATCCAACGCCCGCGCCAATTTTTCCTGACTCCAGCCCCACGTTTTTAACAGTTCTTTTAATTTCGCTCCGCTCATATTGACATCCTCCAATTGATCGATTATAATAAGGTTTTCCGTTGTTGCCCCGGCCGTTGCTGCGACCGGGGTACTTTTAATTAGTCTTCGATAATATTCCAATCATAGGCTTTGGCCATCGCGGTAATTGATTTATAGGTTTTGGAGCAATTGTAGGTCCTACCATTCTTAAAGGTAGCAACCATACGAAATCCGACGCCGTTATTGGCATAGGTGGCAATCTGTTCGCCACCTTCATTCTTGACATAATGAAACCCACTGTTTCCGCGTTCACCATCATTGATTCTCACGTTCATCATTTTAATTCTCCGCTGTTTGTTGTTTCGGGGTTGCTGCCCCTGTCTGATTATAATTATACATTATGATATGTCAAAATGCAATATCAAAATGATTTAAAATCGCAAAATAATTTATTTTACGCTCAAAAACTTTGAAAATATTTTTGACGGAGGGTTGACGGGCACAAAAAAAACCCCTCCGGATGGAGGGGCAGGCAGAGTGATAGTGACTAAAAATTGCTTAAAAACTCAGTCCGGCTTCCGCCTTGATTACAGCAGGATCGGCCTGAAATTGCGCTGGAACGCCAGTAACATCTGGCGTGTTGGGCATGACATAGCCCAGCGTTTCGCGGGTGGTGAGATTGATTACGATCTTCCAGCAATGCGAGGGGACGGGGACGGCATCGCGTCCGATGGACGGCGGAGGACGCGAGCGATAGAGCGGACCGGACATAATGATTAAATCAGCTCCCGATAGCGCCCATTTTCGACACTGCGTTTCCAGCGATTTCCAGACACCACGATTCAGCCGGGGAGTCTGCGGACAGGCGTTAATGGTGTCAAACGTGGACTGCATGGCGTCCGGCAACCATGCCATATCCTGCGCCGGGCACAGATGCCCGATGTCATAACCGCTCCCGGAATAATTGTCGGGGATTGGCGCACCGTGCGACGCGTTGAACCTCATCCCCTGGCGCGAGCACCGGGCGGCATCCATTCGCGTCCGGTTGACCAGCCAGATTGAATATTTGGCATGTCCGGCGGCATCAGTGACGACCGCGTAATAGGTCATGTCGATCACGCCGGACGGGGGCAAATAAGGGGCAAGCTCAGAGTCATAGCTGAATGCCACGCAAAATTGCGTCAATGCCAGACACAATACCGCGATAATTTTGATATTTCTGAACATGATTGTATTATAATTCCTGTTTTGCGTTAATGCAAATTATTTCGGCACCGAGTACAATTTGCGGTCCTTGAATTCCTCTTTCTTGCCCCGGTTCCAGTTAGCCACCGGGCGAAAGTAGCCGCAGACGCGGCTGTAAATTTCGGTCTTGGCTCCGCATTTAGGCATGATTACCTCACTGTTGGGGGTTGATGGTGCGCCCGGCGAGAAATGATTGCAGGGCGGACTGCGAGCCCAGCAGTGCGTAGTATTCAGTCGCGATTTTATAGCGAATCTCGCGCAGCCAGTGCCAGCGCGTCCCCGCCTCAATCAAACGTCGACAGTTGGACAGAAACCGCATGTTCGCATCCTGCCAGGCTTGTCGGGCCTCGGTCATAGTGGCGAACGTTGGAGGCACGGTGTATTCTACATCATGGATATCTGACGCCGGAGTGATATTAATTAGCCCGATAAAATTCGGGATTATGTGATACAAAAGTTTGTTCCAAAAGCCAACTTTTGAGCCCACGCCATTACAACATTTTTTGAATGTTTTACGGTCGGAATTGAGCAAATCACGAGCCGCGTCGGACATGGTTAGTCCGACGTATTTGCGGGGATCTCCTTTATCGTAATCGGTCAGCCAGTGCCAGCACATAATATACCTCGTTATTTCGTGGTTTTATCGCTGTCGGTGTCGGCAGCGTCATCATTATTATTTGCAGTTTCTAGGCGCTTTTTAAGCAGATCAATAATATTTTTCCCACTTTCTCCGGTAAAAATAAAGGTTTCTTCTTTGGTAACATTGTCGCGGTTATACCATGCCGGAGTGACAGTTTTACGATATTCAGTATAGTCTTTAATGGTTTCACCTTGCTTGCCCACCAGCGGAATGCTTTTGATATCGCCAATGACAGTTATTTTTTCTCCGGTCGGTGAGCCGTTGGTAGTTGGATTGGAAGGCGTAATTTTCCAGATATCGACGAATGCATGTCCAGTCATCGCCTTATCTCCCAGATCGCCGGAAATCGCCTTTGCGGCATCGGCCATGGATTTGCATCCGCTGAGCAACGCAACGACAGCGGCAATCACGCCGCACATGATGATGGCAAAAATTGTTTTTTTCATTTTGATTCTCCAATAATTTGGGTTTTGGACAGATGCCATTTGTCAACGTGGGCAGAAATGGCTTCGTTCGCTTTTTTTTCGATTGAATCATTAATTTCTTCGTGCGACCAGAGTCTTGACTCCAGTCTCACCACAGCGGCGGACAATGTTTTTAGATCATCAGGCAGATTGCCAATATGCAAATGAATCAGATAGATGCATATGCCAATCAACGCACATGCCAGAATCGCACCTAATACCACCAGACAGGTAATTTGTAAGGGCGTGGCTCCCTGCGCTAATGTTTCTACGGTCTGGTGTTCAATCATTTTCAATAATCCTTTTATTTGATTTTATTCGATTTATTTGGCGCTATATACGGACACGAACCACCTCCCTCAATCCAGTTACCTTTCATGCCGGGAATCTTCTGAAACAGCAGCAATTTTGCATAGCATTTTAAGCATTTTGCGGGCATATATAATCTTATTTAGTTATAGGCAACTAGCAGCGGATTAAATGATGCGGTATGCCGGGCACAATTACTGAAACGAAACTCATCCACTAAGCCAGTGAATCCGGCGACGGCTCCATCGCCATAGCGGCCGATGTTGAAATTTTGCGCTGCCACGTTGCATAGTGCGTACCCTGCCCTGGTTTTATCCATATCGAGGATACCATTGACGAACCCCATCCAGCGAGTTCCGAATTTGCCAAATTCGATATGGTTCCAGGCGTTATTGGCAAGCTGAATAGTACCATTGCCGCTATTGGCGACTCCGGCAGTGTCACATTGCAGGATATCCCAGCTGCTGCCGTTTGAGCTGGCCCAGAAACCGAGCCTCCGAGTGCCCCCGACAGAACTAATATCAATTGCCAATTTGATGTCATTTTGGAATGCGATTAATCCCTGACGAACGTCAGTGTTGATATAAAACCAACCGTCATAACAAAAATCACCGCTGCCGGTAGCAAAATCGGTTGACGCCGGAACATAGATATGTCCGGCGGCCATATTGCACGATGCCGCCCCAAATTTCTTGTTTGCGGTCGATGCAGTCGTCGAACTGTTGACCACCGTTTTTGCCGTCGAACTGCTGTCTGTCCACACCGCATTCGTTTCGTCGAAATGCAGCAATAACTTGGTATATTCGTCGTTGCCATTGTGCAACAATCCCGCCTCATTGGCGGAGTGGTAAAATTTCGGACGCCCCCAGGCGTCACGGTTGCTTAATTTTGAAAACATCTTAATTGCCCTCCGTTGGCAACTGCCATGACGCGCAGTCGGTTTGCAGTTGCATCAAATCGACAACGCTTCCCGCCGCGCTGTTATTGATTGCCGATACCAGCGGATGAGTTGCATAAAAGGCGTTTTCTCCATATTTGGCTTTCAGCCAACTACCGACAAAATTGAGTAGCGCGGTACGATTGGTAGATAGTTCGGCGGCGGCTTGTGCTGCTGCTACTGCATCCGCTTCCTGCCGGGTTACATATCCGAAATTTCCGCTCATGATATTGTTTCCCCTAGTTGTTGGCGTCCACACTGCCGCACGCGATAAATGTGGTATCAGTTGCCGTACTCTGAACCTGCAATTTCATGCCAGATGGCAAAACATCTTTGCCGTCGAGCACAGCGGTATCTCCGGCATTCAGCACCAACGGGATCGTATGAACAATGGCAGTGCCGCTGTAATAGATCAATTTCGCGGTGGCGGCGGTAACGGCGGTGATTTTGACCACGAACAACATTGCGGCATTACCGGAAGTAATGTCTGCGGCGGGAATCAGGTCGGAGGCGGTGTTGGCAACACTTGGGGTAACGTTCCATTCTTTGAGCATGATGATGATTCCTTTTAGATTTTCAGCCGTAAATCATGGCGATTAATTGAGCTTGAGCGGCAGTAATCCCGCCGCCGTCCGCGCCGGGATCGCCGACGAATTTGATTGCGGCATCGTAGGTGTTGCCACCGTCGACGCTGAACTTGAGATATTTGTCGCCAGCGGCGAACGTGCCGTGCCAGGAGGTTGAGCCGTCGACACTGAACTGATACTGCACCGCCGGGGCATTTTGACCGGCAATGCCGCCGGTATTGACCGCGCTGCTCCAGGTGCTGCCGCCGTCCGCGCTGTAACGCTGGTAGACGGTATTTGTACTTGCGACAGAGCTCCACCCGGTCGTGCCATCGACACTATACTGAGTCTGCAACGCCGGAGCGTCAATGCCTTTGATCCTGATCGCTCCGCTCCAGGTGGTCCCGCCGTCGACGCTGATGCGCTCATAGGCATAACCGGTCACATACGCTCCCCAGCCGGTCGAACCATTGGCGGAATATTGATATTGCGGGGCATCGGCGGCAATACGCCGCGCCGGGCTCCAGGTCGAGCCGGAATCGCCGCTGACGCGGTCATATTTGTCCCCGGCGGCGAACGTACTATGCCAGGATATTGCGCCATCCACGGAATATTGATAAATTGGCGACGGCCCAACCGGCCCGATCAAGCTTGCCAAAAACACCGCCTCACTGCCGGTATGGCCATTATCGAGCCAGGTCTGATAGCTGCTCTTGCCGCTCGGCCCGGCGACCATCGCGATGGCCGCGCTCCATTCGCCCTCAGGATAACGGAAATTATAATACCGGTCATCAATGCCCTGAACGGAATGCCAGGAGCCGGTACCGTTGACCGAAAATTGCACCTCGAATCCGGCGCGGAGCAGCGCCAGCACCTGGGTCATGGTGGCGTAGAGTTGCGGATTTTCCTCCGGCGCGACGGCGCCGTCAGCCAGGACGGACGCCATTAGCAGCGCGGAGAACTGGACGCGGAACGACGGCAGAGTATCGCCCGCCTTATAACCGTCGAGCTGGGCGTAAATCTTGGCCGATTCCTTATTATTCAGTAGATCGAGCGCGCGCGGGGTGCCGGTCGCCGCGACAAATGACAACGTATTGCCGCTGACGACAAAGCCGGTATCAGTGAGGATCGCCGGATCGGTGGTGAGATCATAGTCGCCGTCCATGCCGAAACGCCAGGCCACGAACGCCTGCAGCTCGGCGGCGGTCCAGGGCGTTTTGTCGTCATGATAGAACGCCAGCGTCATCAGTATCCGCAGCCCGTACGGCACGCGAACCGGCGCGCCCTGGGGAGCGTAGGTGCTGCTGACCACTACCAGCGTTTCGTCGCCCTGCAATCGAATATACATATTTTCCTCCGGAGGTTAATTTAGAATTACACGTTAAATCAATAAATTTCGGGGTCCCATTTTTTGCTATTGCGGAATCGAACGGTCAACGTCCAATATTTTCCATTCTTGCGCAACGTACAAGAAACCACCAGCCATTCTCCGCTCACCCCAAAAGTATCTTTAGGCGCGTTAATGCCGCCGCGAGCCAGATTAGCCAGTGACTGTAAATCTTTTTTGAGTTGTGCCTTGCGCGTCCAGACCACTTCGCAGAGCGGAAAAATGAACGATTCCACCCCCGGTTTTTTTGCCGGTTTTATTTCACTCCAACCATCCGGTACCTGGTCGCCAACTTTCAGCCATTTATATTTTTTGGCATCTTCATTTGATATATAAGTGGTTTTTTCCGTTTCCCACCATGAAGGTTCTGTTATGGTTCCCTTTGCAATCAAGCGATAATTCCAACAGGCAAAATAATTTTCGTGTTGTTCGATCGGGATGGACATTTCGCGGTCGTCGAGTTCAATGGTTTCCATCAGGCCGTTGGCAGCGTCGGTGCTGTCGAGTTCCGGGCTGGTGTATTCGAGGGTGATATCGCAGATTTCGTCCGCCGAGTGCGGCTTGATCGTGCGCTTAGTTAACATCAGCGAGGTCATGCCGTTGAGCCAGGGCCAGCGGTCGTCGTAAAACGTGCTGCCGCGCGCCGGCAGCTTTTCCGCGATCAGTTCGCGCCGGGCGGTGAATTTGGCGATAATGGACGATTTGCCGGTTTCCTCGCTATATTCCGGATAGCCGGGCTGAACCAGCCAGGTAATGTCGCCGATGACAATGGGGGGCATGAAACACCTCAGTTAATAAGTTAAAAATTACGCGAGCTCATATTGATCGCCGTCGAGTTTGGCAACGTTATCGTTGATCTGTTTGAGCAGGTTATTGCGTTCGATGTCGATTACATTGACCGGTTGGTTATTGTTAAAATTATAGGCTCCTACCTTGGTCAGCTCGTCGACGCGCAGATCGGGCTGTTGCGCCTGATTCGGATGGCTCAAGTTGAACAATTCTTTGGCGTCGCCGCGGATTTTTTTTTCTTCATCAGGATAGAGATCGCGGCCGGCGGCATCTTTGGCGCGGTCGACAGCTTCCTGGGCGGCGGCTTCATCTTCCTTGCCCTGCTTGATCAGGCGCTGATAGGTGAGCTGACGATCCATCTCTTTCGAGGCATCGGAGAGCGCCTTATTGTGTTCGACATCCCACATATGACCGGCGGCATTGGTCAGGCGTCCGGTCTGTTCCGGCGTGAGGTCGGCGGCGGGGTTCTTTTCGCACATGACATTCCGGGTATCATTGAGCGCCTTGAGAATGGCGGCGCCGCGTTCGTCCCCGGCGTAGATTTTGCGTTTGATTTCGTCCTCTTCCCGGAGCAGGCGGAGTTTTTCTTCCAGCTGAGCATTGGCGGCGCGGCTGATGTCCAATTCGGCGTTGGTATTCTGACTGGTGACGCCACGGTCTTCAGCCAAAAACGCTTCACGCTTGGCGGAATTAACTGCATCTCTATTGAGTTGCACGGTCGTTTTATCGGGGTTCTGTGCCTTGGCCTGGCGCTTTGCCGCCAGATCTGCTTTTTCCGCATCGGTTATATCCATCCGAATTTCGTTGTTATAACCAGTAGCACGGTTAACCATACCGGAGAGCGGTTCTTTCATACCAACCAGATCACCAGCCGCGTCGAGCGTATTTGCCCCCATACGCCGAAACGGCTGCATGATATCGCCATTTTTATCGTAATTATAAGCAGTGGCGACACCGTCTTTCTGAGTGCCGTTTTTGAGGTCATCAGCGGCAGCCAAGCGTTTATTGGTAAAACTAAGGGCTTTTTCCATCCAGGGCAGCCAGGAATCGGCGGCCTCCTTGCCCCGTTTTTTGAGATTGGCAGTAAATATTGCCCATTGACCGTCGAGTTCGGTCATTTTTTCAGCCATGGCGCCGTGGAATTTGCCGCCCTCGGCGGTGAGATTAGCGATGGCAGTTTTCAGGTCGTCAAAACTGAGCGTGCCTTTGCCGGCCATATCCTTGATCTCGCTGCCGGTCTTGTTGTACATGCGGGCGAGTTCGGCGACGATTGGAATTCCGGCGCGAGTCATGGACTTGAGTTCGCGCGCGCCGATGGAGTTTTCAGTAAACGCCTCGCCGATCGACTGAGCGAGTTCGGAAAAAGTAGCGGTATCGCCCTCGGCGAGATCGCCCACCTGGCGCAACAGGGAAACGACTTCCTGCGGGTTCATCCCCAGATTGAGCAGGTTTTTCCCGGCGCCAAGCGCGGCGCCGGACTCGATCGGTTTCATGCCCTTGAGATCGGCGATCATCCTGGACGCGCCGGCGCTGTTGCCATTCAGGGCGCGGGTAAAACTATGCTGCATCGACTCGGCGGCGGCGGCGGCACTGAGAAAGCTTTTGCCCAACATGATAACCGTGGCGGCAATGGCGGTTACGCTACCGAGGAGCATGCCGAGGCCGAAACTTTTTAGCAGGGTCGTACCGACTGATGTGGCGGTATTTTTAACGCCGGTGAGCATACCGTTCATCCGCTGCAACCCGTTTTTCGCGGCGTCGGTCACGGCGGTAATAATGATTTTTAGTTTGGTTTCTTTTTCGGGCATATCAGGCCTCGGGCGTTGATTGTGGGGCGTCTGGAGGAGCGGAGGCCTTTGGGGAATAGCGGCGCTGCATCAGTTCGCGGAGCTCAACTTCCTCCGGCAGCTCGGCGAGATGGCGGACGATATTATGGCCGTGATATTCGCTGATGCAGTCGAGATAAGCGCGGGCGCGATCCCAGGGCAACGCGAAAATTACCGCCTCGCTCCAGCAGTAATGTACCGCCAGTCGGTGAACCGCCTGTGCCCACCAGTAGGGTGATAAACGGCCGTCGCCGCGCGCCTGATCGATCGGCGGCAGCAGCAGCTTCAGCGCGGCGTCGAGATCGGAGGCGCTCAGGTCGTGTTTGATCTGCCAGATTACCGCCAGATCGTCCAGCGTATCGGTTTCCAGTGCTGCGAACAGGCTATCGCGCACGGCAGCGGCATCGCGCGACAAAACATACGCCAGCGCGGCGTCGCGCTGTTCCGGCCCGGTAAAACGGCAATACCGCAGCCGGGCGAACAGCCACTGATGCGCCAGGGTCGGACGAAAAAACCGGACGCCCTTAAACGTCAGGGAATCGGGAGCATATTGCTCGCCGACCGCCTGGCGTTCGCGGGCGGTTTTGACCAGTTCAATCTGGCGATTGATTTGCAGGTCCAGGGTCCGATTATTCGCGTCCGGCAACATTTAGGCGGTGGCAACCGTGGCAACCGCGACGCTCGGCCAATGAGTACCTTCGATGCCATAAGTCATCGACTTGGCTTTGGCATATTTTTCACTGCCGCCGCTGACCACGATCTGGTAAGTGGTACCTAGCGGATCGGTGACACTTAGGATCGAGCCGACCCAAGCGATCAGCGACGATACCGGCAGCGTGGCGCCGCTGATCGGCGTCCATTCGCCGGAAAACTTCAGGCGCGGATTGGAGATAATCAGGCCGACGGTAGTGCCGTCGCCCTGCTTGAGCTCCTCAATATCCGCCTCCGGGGTGAAACTGATATTTTCGGCATAGCCGAACGTTTCATTGTGCGTGCCCCATTTGAGCGGGGCGACGCCGACCGTCTGCACCGTGGTGCTGGGCGTGGTTTCGGTAGGCATAATAATAATCTCCTTGGTTAGGTTAGGTTTCGTGGGTGATTTGGGTCGCTTTGAGCGATAATATCATGCCGGCGGGGCCGTCGCCGGTATCGAGCGGCATCGACGACTCCGGCAGATACTGCACATTGTTGATGGCGACAATGACCGGAGCATGCCCCTCAACGCGGGTCGGCATAAACGGCTGCAGCGCCGCTTCCGCCAGCGTGGTAATCGCGCCCTCGCGGCGGCTGTCGCTATTGCGGTAAGCGGCAAAAATGGCGATACCGATCGTTACCGTGCGGGTCAATGCCCAGTCGCCGTATTCAACACTGCCAATGCAGACAATCGCTTTCGGCGCGATCGCAATATTACCGGCATAGGCGATAATGCCCTTATAACTGGTCACGGCCGCCACCTCGACCGCCTTGAACGCCTTGGTGGCATCCAACGCGGTCTTGACGTCGAGCGCCAGATTATCGAGAGAACGAAACATAAGTAACTCCTTTAAAATTTAAGACGAAACCAAAACTAAGATCACTCAGGCGTTGCAGGCCTTTATTGAGAGAGCCAGAACTCGGCCTCTTCGGCAGCCATGGCCGCGACCTCGTCCTCGGAAGGCCACCAGGGTTCGGCTTTCTGCGTCACGCTCTTGACCAGGGCATAGAGGCCATGAAAAACTCCCGTGCCGTCGCTGTAACCGAGGATATTGGAGCCCTTGGGAATAAATAAATCCTGTGTCCATTCCGCCGCGCGCCGCCCTTCCGCCTCCGGCACGATCGGGATGGTCAACGCCTGAGCTTTGACCGGCCGGATCGTGCCGCCATACTGTTTCTGGGCGGCGGCATAATGATTGCAACCGATAGTGACGCCGTTGTTGTCGACCGCCTGAACGCGGGTGGCGTTCGCGATTGAGAGCCAGAAACTACCGCCCTGGCTGTGAGTTTTGGCGCCGGCTTGCGCCGCCCGGGTGACGCGCCGTCCGAGCGTGGCAAAAAACGGCATCTTCTGATCTAGCTGCACGATCAGCGCCTCAAGGGCGGGAGTGGCACTGTCTTCGGAGATGATGAGCTGCATATTAAAATCCTTTTAACTGTTCGCGGGTAAACAGCGGATCGGGACCGGCGATGATTGCCGCCCCGCCGAGTCCGGCGGCGGTTTCGGCCGCCGCCAGTTTGAATGCCCCATCTTTTACCTCAATTAACCGCTTGCGCACTTCGGCGACGCGGTCCTTGACTTTGGCCGGGATATCAGTGGTTTCGCCGCGACTCCAGGCGCGTTCCTCAGCCAGGGTCAGATTCCAGTCAGACAGCAACGGCAACGCGGCGGCAGCGCTCACCGGAACCAGATACCGGTTGCCGATCGCGCCGTCCAGTTCGGCGGCGGCGGCGGCCAGATCGGCGGTCGCGGCATCGTCATCGGCCACGTCCGCGACATCGGTCGCATATAGTTCCACATAGAATTTCCGTAACCGTTTTTTGAGGTTGTCGAGGCTTGAATACATGGGTCGCTTCGCTCCGGTTGAAAGTTTAAAGTTAAAAGTTGACGGTTAGGCCCGGCGGCCGTTCGTACGGACCCGACCGCCGGGGTGGAGGAGGAACGTTATTTTTTCTTAGCGCCCGCTGACGGCGCCGGAATGCCGCCGATGCACAACTGCGGCAGGCCGGGACCGGCAGCGCCGATCGAATGCAAGCCATAAACCGCTTCGTTGTCGTTGAACATGTTGTCGTCAGTGGCGCTATCTTTGCGGACCAATCCTGATTCAAACACTTTTTGGACCACAAACGGTTTAACGCCGCGACTGGTGCACATCAGCCGCCACTGATCTTCATAATCGCCGATGAAACGTCCGTTGACGATCAGTTCGACGTTGGGATTGCGATATGGGTTGGTGACTGCCACACCGCCGATAATAATCGTTTCATTGAGCAGCATCGACCGGGCGCTTTCTTCGTATTTGGGGCCGACCATCAGCAGGTCCGGCACCAGTTCGAGCGGTTCGCCGGTGGCGTCGCAAAATGCCATCATCTGTTTGCGTCCGGCGGAATATGCCTCGAACGAAAAGCCCAACGCGACCAGGTTATTGATAATGATCATATCCTTGTCGTCAATGGTGCGGTTAGCAACAAAAAATGGCTTGCCGTCGCACCAGAGCGGATTGGAGAGCACCTGAGTCACCGCCAGCTTATCCCAGAGATTACCGGCAACAATGCCCATATCGACAAACCGACCGTTATAGATACTGAGCTTGTCATAGCGCAGATCATTAGCCGGAATGCCGAGCGTATCTTCATAATCGTCATTGGTGATCGTGACAATTTTGCCGGTCATCCGGTTGACCACGCGGGGTCCGATCCACTTGCGCATGCCGCCGGTCAGCGACACCATCGGATATTTTTCAATCGGCGAATCGCTGGCAACGACTTCGCAGTATTTGAGATACTGGGTTTTTACCGTGGCCAGGCCCTTGTTGTACTGGGTTTTGTAGCCGGTATAAATCCGGTCCATCACATCGCGGGTAAGCTGATTCATTGCTTAGTCTTCCTTTTTTGGGGTTGCGGGTTAGGCGGTCGCCATTAACCCGGCGGCTTTGAGCGCGGCAATAACGGCGGCGGTATCGACGGCCAGCTTAGCCAGCGCGGCGCGACCCTCGGTGTCAATCGCGGTTCCGCCGGTCGGCGCGACATAGGTCGACGTGACCAGGGCGGCAACGGCGGCGGCTTGATTGGCCAGTGCCTGGGCGGCGGCGAGTGCATGCGGCCGCATGTCCACGTAAGCGCTGCCATCATCGACATCCACCAGCAAGCCGGCGACGACCTTATGCGTCCCGCCGGTAGCGTTGACCGTGTTTTTGTTTTCCACATAGGCAACCGCGCCGCGCGCGGTCCGGGCCAGCGGATGAGCGGTGGAATTGGCGATCTGATAGATATTATCGCGCACTTCCACCTCAGTATCAGTGACGCGCACGGCGATGCCCTTGACCTTAACGGCGGCGGCATCGGTCGCGGCCACGGCTTCGCCGGCGGCATTCAGCGCAACGATGTCATCTTCGACAATGGTTGCACCGTCAGCGATGGCATAGCGGGCGAGAGGATTGGTATTGGCAATGTAACCGCGCATATTATTTCCCTCCTTTAGCTTTGAGGAATTCGGTTTCGTCGTAACCATGTTTCCGGCAATAGGCCTGGTCATCGGCGCTCAGGGCAGCGCTGTCGCTATCCGGCAGCGGATCGCGCTTGATCTGGCCTTGCGGAACGACCACCGGAGCATGGCTCAGATACGCGGACAGCGCAATGCTATCCTGTTTTTTTGCCCAGTTGGCCGCCTGATCGTTGGTGAGTTTGCCATCGGCCAACGCCGTTTCGATCAGCTTGTCGCGCTTGTCGGTTTCGGCGGCGAGAGCCAGCGCGTCGACCTGTGCCTTGAGCGCGTCATGCTGAGCGCCTTTGGCGGTCAGGCCCTGCAGCGCACCGACGATCTCGGGGTCGGCTGCTTCAGCGCCGAGCGCCAGCGAGTCGCGCAGTTTTTTGCGGAGGGCGTCGCCGAGGTCCAAGGCGATTTTCACGTTATTGATTTTGTCGATCGTGGCTTGATCAACATCGTTTTCCGCTCCCAGGGCGATACTATCGCACCCGAGGAGCCCGGCGAGGGATTGCAGCAGCTTTTTCATGGCGTGCGTCTCCTGGTTATGGTTAAGGGACAAATCGTCGTTATCTTCCGCCGACGCGGCAATGGCGTCGAGCTTATTGAGCGCGGGTTCGTTTTCGAGCGCGACCGAGGTAATGCGGAGTCGACCGTCCGCCAGGCCGCGCAATACGGGGGAAAAGTAGCGGATGGCCCCGGCTTTCATAAGCTCCCGGCCAAATGGTTTATAGTCAACATTTTCGATCCAGACCGAGGCGGGTCGCTTCCGGATCTCGCCGAAGGCAACGGCCATTTTACCGCCCCCGAGGGCGACGGCATCCGCCTCGTCAACCCCTTTAGATTGCGCAAAACTAAACAGAGCGTGCCGCGAATCGACCGGAATTTTCGTCCCTTTTTGGGCGTAGTAATCACCGATTGCCGCCAGATCGTCGGCATTAAGCGTGAGTGTCATCGCTTCACCACGGCGGGTCAACTCGTTGTCGCCTTCCTTGAACAACATCCAGGCGACCGGCACGCCGTCCGCATCTTTTTCTACATTGCCGGAGAACTCAGCGGCCAGCGCCCAGCCGTCCGCCAGCAGGGTATTCGGTTTTACTTTCAGACCCTTGATAATCATTTTTGTTAAAACCTTTTCTAAAACCGATTGATATTGACTTTTTAGTGATGGCGAATTATGTTATTGATTGCCTGAGATGGTGCCGGATGCGGCATAACCATCCGAGGCCGTGTCACGATGCATCCCCCGTGACATGCACTTTCTTTCCTTTTCGGGCCGCATCGGTTGCTTTCACCGTCTTCAACAGATACGACCTGGCGTTTCCGTTTTTTTCGATTGCTACCAGGCAGCCGAGATTATTCTTTTCCGGACGGGCAAACAGCTGCAAATAAATTTTCTGGGTGTCCTGTTCCCAGATTTCATAGGGGGATTCAAGCGTTTTCATTGCCCAGGACAAGTGGATAAGGCGTCCGATGACATCCTTGGCATTTTTGTTTTTCTCTATTTCCCAGTGATCAAGGAGCGCGCGGCCGAGTTTGGCAACGACGCCATCGGCGGCAATGACAGACAGTTCTTTTTCGAGCATGCCGCGGGCTTTATCGGCGTCATAGAGCGCCGGAGCGGACGGCAAATTAGACCACGTCGATGCCGACGGCAATTTTTCCTCTTCCCAGTTTTTATACGGTACTTTGGCGGGGATGACGGTAGCGATATCGTTTTGGATCTTGACCCGGTCGCCGAATTCAATTTGAGCAGCGTCAGAGATGGCCAGTTTGTCGACCGGATTAGTTACTGAGCTGAGGTCAAAAGTTTTAAACGCGGAATCCACGTCAAACACATACCCTGATTCAGGTCTGGCCAGAACGGTTTCCGTGCCGTCGGGCGAAATCACTTTCCAATCGCCGTCCGGATTACCCGGTTCAACCGGTTCCGAGGTAGAAACGCCGTAGTCCTGCGCCTCTTCCTCGGTCAAATCTTCCAGTCCGCACTTGCAGTTGTAATCGAGCGGCGGCGTATGGGTCTGCCAGAAAGGATCGTCTTTCGGCAGCACGGTATCGTAATACGGCGCGTGGTCATCCCGTGGGTTTTTGCTGACGCTCGGAACATAGCGAAAATATGGGAAACGTTTTTTAATCGCCGGACTCATCGCCACTTCCCGGTTGCCGACCGCCGCCGCCATGCGGGCATTTTGATTCAGAATCAAATCCAGCCGCGCCGAACTGGCCAGATTGGTGATCGCCGCCCCGGCCTTGGTTTCGCCGGAGATGTCCTCTTTCGCATAACCTTCACCCCAGAGAAATTGCTTCAGCTCAGTCCTGGCGGTGGCCAGATTCATTTCGCCCTTACTGAAACGGTCGGAGACATCGCGCAGGCGGTCGAGGATATGCGTTTCGGCGACCTTGGCGCTAAAAAACGCCTGGGCTTTCGCGGCAGCGTCGAAATCCGGACTCAACACCAGGTCTTTCGCGCCGAGTGACGTTAAGGTGCTTACGCGGCCGGCCAGCCACTGGTTGGCAGCGTCAAAGGTGACCGGTTGGTTGAGGGCGACGCTACTACTCATATCGCACCTCCGCGCTTCGGGGCGACCGTAGTCGCCTGATTGGCCGCGCCAATGGCGGCGGCCGCGTAAGCAGTTTCGGAAACGGTTTTAGCAATTCCATCGGATGAGCCGAAAGAATCGAGGCTTAAATCAGATAAGGCGGTCAGATCGGCCGAATCGGAATCGGCAATTTTGGCCAGTTGAACCGCCAGCGGACCCAGCCAGACGGCGGCCGCTCCGGTCTTAATTGCGTCGGAAACGGCGTTTTTGACCAGGTTGTCGGTCGCGGCGGTATCATTGCCGGGTTCGGCGCCCAGAGCGGCGCTATCGGCCTCGGCAACGTGCCGATTCGGATCAGGGGCTCCAGGTTCAGCCGTCGCCGAATTCCCGCCAAAGGGAACGGGCGCGGCAGCAACTTTGCGGGTAAGCTTAATACCGAAGCGTTCGGTCATTTCATCGGCGTCGGCCTCCAGTCCGGCGTCGTTAAGCGTTTTTACCGTGGTCGCCAGGGTGACAGTATCTTCCGGAGGCTGGCATTGGCGGACAATTTTCGGCGTTTTGGTGTTCGGCGCAAAATTAAACGTCGTAAACGGCCGAGCAATCATCGCCGTCTGTGTCGCGTCCAATAATTTGCAGTCGGCTTCAAGGATGTCCTGGCGTACCGCTGCCTGAGCATTGTCTCCGGACAAGCCACCGCCGGAAGAACTGGTTGCGGTCTGACCGAGAATCAGCCGGATAATGGCGGCGCCGTAGTATTCCAGGAGTTTAAAATAGATATCGCCGCCGGTTGCCGCCGTCTGCAGCAATGCCACCTCGACCGCCTTAGTAAAGACGCCGCCGCCGCCGGGGCCGAAATTGCGAATTAAACGTTGCAGCGTGGTGAGTTCCTTGTCCCAGGTGGCCTGATCGACCTTGGCGACTACGAACGGCATGCCGAAACGCTCGACAAACCGTTCCAGGTCTTTTATCCCTGAATTTTTGAAACAATAGAGCCACGCCAGCGGCCGGATCAGACCGCCCCGGGCGACATCGCCGCCGCGCCGGCGGTAACGGTGAACGACAAATTTATTGTCCGGCAACGCCGTTCCCTGCGGCCGATCCAGCGTAATCAAACGAAGCGCTTTCGGCGACCAGACCGGCTGCAACGGATCGGGGATGGCGGTAAAATGATACTGTTCGATAAAATTAAAACCCAGGATTTCGCCGCCCGCGCCCCAGACGATCTCGCTGACCGCAAAACCGGGAACCAGCGCGGACATCAAATCCTCGCTCAAATCGCTGAATGTATCCAAGCCGCCGGCCTGGTCGATGGAATCCAGCGCCGTCTGCAACGCGGCAGCGGCGGCTTTATCGGCCGGAGCCTCGCCGCCCGGTTCAATTTTATAGCAGATGCCGGTCACGGCGCGCCGCCGCACGTCCAACGCATGTTGAATGTCCCAATCTTTTTCCTCCAGTTCCAACGCCAGCCGCGACAGTTCGGCGATATCGCCGGAATTGGCCAGCGTCATAATCCGATCCACGCCGGACGGGGTTAAATCGCGTCCGGCATCGTGATCGTAGCGATCAGTGGGCTGCGCCACGACAATCCGACCCGGCAACGGCAACACCGCCTTAACGGCCATTCTAAGGGCATTTAAAGCCGTATCTAATAACAACATCTTTGATTCTCCTCACGATGATAGCGGTTCGGGTCGGGTTGCATAAACCCGGTACGTCCGGGTGCGTTATCACTACCGGAAGCGCCGGCGGCTTCCATCAGGCAAGGGCCTTCGTCCTTACCGGCGGCATGGACACCCAGGGCAAAAGCCCAGAAACGGTCAGAGTGGCCGTTAGCGCCGCGATCGGCGGCAAAACGGATATTGCCCGAGGCAGTGGTTTCTTTGCGAATGGCACGGAGATCGGCGCGAATAAACTTATTGAACGGAATGCGGATATTGCCGTCTTCGAACGCGGCCTTGAGCGGATAAGCCAGGTCCTCCTTGACGGGCCCGGAGAATTTGACGCCTTCGACCCGGTACGTACCGAACTTTTCGGCGGCACGTTCGGCAAATTGCATGCCCAAACCGGTCGAGTCGATACAGCAGCGCGACATTTTAGGCTGGGCTAAAATCGCATACAGAATCTTTTCCTGCTGGGAAAACGGCATCGCCTTGAGTTCGATCAACTGCCGCGTCAGGAAGCGGCCACCGGCGCGTTCCAACACCGAGATTACGGTCAAATCCTGTTTGCGGCCAATGTCAACGCCAACATAAAAAGGATTCTGAATCCGTGCCGTCTCGATTTCCCAGACGTCCCCTTCGCGATATTCACAGGAGGCAATCAGGTCATAAGTCAAAAAGGCCGAGGCGTCATCAGCGGGAACGCACATATATTCCTGGAGAAAGCTTTCTTCGTCGGCACAACCGGAACGGATAAAGGTAAAATAATCGTCTTCATCCATCTCCTGGACGGGATCGTCGGACGGTAATTTTGCCTGGAGTTTAAATAAAAAGCCTTGATCCAGCGCATCCTGAAGCGTCACGCGGTGCAGGCTGATTCCCTTCGGATTGCCTTTTTCGCGGATTTCACGAACCAGCTCGTTGAAAAAATTTGCACTGCCGCGATGGGTGGATACCATATCGAGCTGACCGCCCCAGGTAATACCGGGCTTGGCAATGGAGTAGAGCAGGCGCGGATCGCCGTGCAGCGCGAATTCATCGAGTAGACGCGTGCCGCGTTTTCCCGCTTGAGCGTCAGGATTGGAACTCATTGAATTGATTTTAATGCCCGAAGCCAGCCGCAAAACGAAGGCGGTTGAGCCTTTAGTGTCAATAACTTTTTCGCCAAGGTCTTCGGCGGCAATTTCCAGAATTTCGGCAAATTTTTTGCAATCGTCAAGGAATAACCGAGCCTGAATTTCGTCGCGGCTGGAAATCCAGGCATCCAAACGCGTGCCGGAGCGGGACTGCGAACGCACAATATCATAAGCGCTCGACCAGGAAATCCCGATTTGACGCGATTTTTCCATCAGTTTCAGGCGACTGCGGTCAGTGATCCAGCGTTCCTGGAACGGCAAGAATAAGGCATCTTTAACCGGAATGATTTTGGCTTTGCCGGTCATAGCAGTTTCACCTTTTCTTCAATTCGCTGCAAGGTTTCGTCGCTAAGTCCGGTCTGCGATTTTACACCGGTAAGTTTTTCGGTCAGAGTGGCGACGGTGGCGCTGAGTTCCGCGATCTTGGTCTGATATGAGGCTTCTTTTTCGGCGGCGGCGCGCTTGCCGTCTTCTTTGGATTCGGTTATCCGGTTGCGGTTATAGGCTGCGACCGCGCCGGAAATTGTGGCGAGTTCTTTCGGATCGAGTTCATCACCGGCCTCGAGCTTATCCATGCATAACTGCAGCAATTTATAACTCGCCAACTTGGCCACATCATCAGCCGCGCCTTCGGCATCGACCAGAATGCGGGAGGCCTGATTTTTGACGATGCCGCGTCGAAATTTAACGTCATCGCGCTGCCAGGCAGCGTATTCTTCCCCTTCGCGATAAGCCAGAATCGACCCGTTATGCAGCACCAGCGCCGTCCCGGTCTTATCAACCATGGAGGCGCACGCGGCAGAGACGATTTCATCATCACGGACTTCATCGTATTCCGCGCCGTCTTCGAGCAGCCGGTAAATCCGGTAGCGCACCTCGGCGGGCAGCTTCATCAGGTTGTTGCGGGGCCTGGACATAGTGGATGTAGTGCCTTATGGACTAATTAGTATGTTTGGGCGGCTGGCCATGACGGCCCCAGATGAAAAAGTCGCGGTCAACGGTCTGCATGATCTGATCGCGGCCCTTGACCGTAATCAGCCGCAACTCGCCGTTGCTGTCGGCAAAATTTTCCAGGTAGCCGCGGGCAGACAATTCATTCCATTGCTCAGTCAATTCCGGGCGAGCGGGAATCAAATTGCGGACCAGCGGATGATTAGCAACATCGTCGAGCGTAACCGGACCGGGACTGTATTCCCTGGCCGCGGTGAGAATGGCGCGGAGCAGTTGGCAGGTGCGATCATCGTGCATGGATTTCCCTCCTCAATTCTTTGAGCGAACTATCAACATTACGGATAAAATCATTGTTATTTCTGGCGTCGGATTGAAGCCTGGCCACATCCTGCGCAATTACGCTTTGACCGTCAGACAGTCTATTTACGCTGCCGCCGATTTCGCTGAGTTTGGTTTCCAGTCGGGTCAACGACATTTGGATAGTGACATCGGCTTTGAGGTGCTCATTGACGCGCTCTTCGAGTTTGGCAATCTGATTGTCTTTGAGGTCAGCCAGCTCCTCGGCGAGTGCTTTATTTTTGCTCAAGACACTGGAGAACCAGATTCGAGCCAATACCGCCATACCGCCGCCGCCGATGCCGCTGCCGATGGCGGCATTAAACAAATCGCCCATTCCGTCTACCATTCTCCGCATCTCCGTTTTTTATTCCCGAAAAATCGCTATATATCAAGAGGAAAAAGCGGACAAGAAAATCAAAAAATAGCAGTTAAAAAACGTGATATTAAAACCTTGCGAGTGACACGTTTTTCAGGATGGGCAACACCAGGCCGGAACGACGCCAAAACGGTAAACACGCAATCTTGTCACACTTAAATCATTGCCGGTCAATGATTAGCAAGGTGACCATGTCCGCTTTTTGAATATTAATATGAGGAATTGAAAAAAATTTAACGGAGTTAATATGAGCAGACCGAGTTTACCGTCGCGGCCCAACCAGGACGTCACCAAAATCAGCGCCGCCTGGCTGGGAAAGTTGTTGGACTGCGTGATCTACGCCATGGATTACCCGCAAGGCGACCAAAAAACCACGAGGAGAAACGTCGATTTTATTGAAGTAATCGGCCATTCGAGCGGCGGCGCGGGCGGCAGCGGCGATACTTATGCAGGGCCTTTTATGGCTACAGATAGCAGCAGCGGCGACGGATGCAGTCTGACCATTTATGACGGCAGCGATCCGGATGGCAGTTATGCAGGTTGGGCGCAGATCAACGCTGAAGCTTTTCAGGTCGAGTCAGATTATGTCAACATTCCGGGTACCGGATGGGTCTATCTGCAATCCGAGTGGGATCAGGCCGCCGAAAAACCGGGCGTACCGGTTTTCCGATTTTCCTCTGAATATCCATTGTGCGCGGAAAATATTTTTAAGTTGGTGCTTTTTAAAGTCACCAAAGACGGCAATACCATAACCGCCGTTACTCGATATCACCATGGAGATATCCATGGTATCATCTGGGGAACGTGTGCTTATACCGAGGGACAATAGCTATGAGTAAATCGTGGCTGAAATATGGTAAAATCTGCGGCACCTGGAAGGGGCGCAAGTTGGTATTGTGTTCCAAGCAACCGGATTTAATCGGGCCGCACATTACGATTGTTGGTCCTGAGTTTTCTGCCGTTCCGAATAGTGCTTACGATAATAATGTTCCGGGATGGCGCTGGGGGCAGGCACTATTTGTTGACACTATTTTCGGCAATTATCAATTTCGATACGTATCCGGCGGAACCAAGATAATAGAGGATAACTACGCTCATTATTCATTCAATAGTTATCGCAACGATTGGGAATATAATGTCGCCCGTTTCGCTTTGGCTAATATTAACGATGATCTTGTTTGGCTAGACCCACCACTGCCGGGATATCATGATACTTCATATCTCGCAGACGATCAGCAATGGTGGACGCTCGAATCATGTGCCCACGCAAATTTTTTGAAATCATCGGCGGTATATGATATCCCAGTACCAACGTTGTTATATTTTCATCTCGGAGGCGACGATTTTCCAGTCGGTTCGATTACCTATCATGTTTTTAAGGTTCCGTGAGCGGCGAGGATTGGTAATTTTTACATCAATTTGTCATTTTTAATTTCGAAGTGACCACATAAATAAGGTTAATTACGCTCAAAAATGCGCATCAGATTATCGACAAAATTAATGGCGGAACTAAAACGGGCAACGATTCATTATCGGATTCCGGATTATGCGACCGTTTGCGAAAAGGCGCTCTATGCGGCGTGGAAACACCAGCCGGATTTGAATAAAATCAAGCTCGATTCAACCTATGACGGAGAGGCGCTGCGCGTTGATATCGCGGAGATTCGCTGGCTGCAAAAGGGCCATATCGTCAGGGAGTCACGCCGGGCGATTTTCCTGCGCCGGGCATTGACCTGGTATCTGGCTCGGCTCGACTATCGACCGCAGCCAGGAACGGCAGTACCGGAGGCCTTAGCTCACAGTCCCGCCGCATCCACCGAACCGGAAGAAGACGGAGCGGTTGTGGAATAGGTGATGATGACCTTACTATCTTCGTTTTTTACGGTAATTTTTTGATCATTTCGGACAAAATTATTATCATCAAATCCGTATTTTTGAGCGAGCGCATACTTCATTTTTTTGACTTCATTTTCTCTACTCATATAGTCACTCAGTGATTTTTCTGCCCTGATTGCGGTAATTGTCTTATTGGCATCTAGGGTAATATAATAGGCGTCGAATCCCGCCGGTTTCGGAGGATTGATCCGGCAAGCGCCGTCATCGCCGGGCGTCGCGGCTCCGGTATACTTCGCGCCCAACTTAAGCCCGAACGCGCCCTCGATCTTAACGCTCTGGGCTTTGGCCTTAGCGGCTTTAGCTTTACGATCTCTCAGACCGGAGCCGGGGTCCATCTTTTTATCGGCGTAAAGATTAACACTGAAAACAAACAGCAGTACTGCTAAAATTGACAGTAGTTTCATGGTCTTCTTTCCTGGTATTGGGTATTGGCAATTAGTATTGCATTGAAACAATAATCATAACGAAATCAAGTTGCTTTGTCAATAGCTAGCTCCTTGTAAAGCGCCGATTTAATTTAATTTTCGGTGATATTCAGATCAATACAACGCCATTGACTTTTACCGCAATATTCCAGGGATGCGGTGAAATTATGCCGAAGCGGAACGCCGAACGAATTTTTTGCGTCAACATATCCCTTAACCCAAAAATGATTCTTGTTGATTTCTTTTACTTCAGTGGCCTCAGCCGGAAACTCCGCACTGGTTGGAGATTTTAATCGTTCCTTAATAAATTGTTGAGACATATGCCACGCCTCAAACGTTCCCTTTTCATCAGGAGAATTAGATTCAGAATGTCCAATTGCAAAGATTATAAGGATAAATATAATTACTACCACCAGACAACCGCTTGTCCAAGACAACTTCGGGTTATACCAGGGATGCTTGGTTTTATTTGTAACATCAACCCAAACCATCTTGGTTTGTTTATCCTCGACAGATGCTGCCGTAGGCGGAGACAGTGGCGATTGCATCTTCCCAGTATTTAGTAACGGTCGACCGCAATGCGGACACGAAACGGCTAGCCTGGAAACCTTGTCGCCGCAGTCGGGGCAGGAGATCAGATTCGGATTTTCCGGTGCGGTAACGACAAATTTTTGTTGACAGTTGGCGCAATTGGCAGTCATGCCGAGATGTTCTGATTCCGCCTCCAGTTCCACGCCGCAATGCGGACACTTAATGACCATTTCCCCCTCCCGGAATGTTATTCATTTTTATCCTTGACTTTATACTCGCCCTTTTTCTCCCTGGCGGCAAATGCAGCCTCAACCATTTGTGATCGGGTATTCTCGATCATTTGGTCTATCTGGGCGACAATCGAAACGATCTGATCCGATGACAACTCCGCCATCATAATGGTAATGACGCTATTGATCTGACTGGGCGTTAATTGCGCCAGTTTATTGCGGACGATTGACGACATCGCATCCTGAAATTTAGCATTTCCCGGTGATTCGTTATGCGGCGGTGGCCGCTGAGGAATGTAAGGAGCCAGGGAACGCGGAATCTTTGGGTGTGGAATTGCCTCCGGGAATTTTAAGTACGGCAATAAGACCGGATGCACGGTGGATTCCCATATGCGCTGATTAATAGATTTGGTTTCTCCAGATATCCAACGTGCTACCGTTGTATGAGATATTCCAATGCCTTCAGCAAACTGAACAGCGGAACCGGATTGTTCCACCGCCGCTTCCAGCGCCTCTTTGATGTCATCAGTAATATCCATACGCAGACAATTATCCATTGGTTATTGTTTACAACACTATACAGCACTTTAAGGCACTTTGCGACGCCGTAAACAATAATTTGCACAATTTTTTAACAAAAATAACATTTGCACATTGCAAATGTTCAGACTTTGCACTATTATTATTACAAAGATGAGGATGCATCATGGAAGAAAGATTATACACCGCCGAAGAAGTGGCAGAATACCTAAAAATTGATCTTAGGGTTGTGCGCCGTAAAGCTGCGCGAGGATTATTGGTAGGCTACAAACTGGGTGGAAAAAATTGGCGTTTTTCGGAAAGCCAAGTAAAAAAATTTCTCAACGACTGTGCAAGCGTTCAAAAATGCACAGAACATTAGTTCAATTTATTTTTACAATCGGCTTAAACTGATTGAGGTCATTGTGGCATGCGACAACGGAACCGCCGGGCGGCGGGGAAGTTTAAGGTTACCAGTTGAAAGCAAAACGAGGAGGGAGGGGATTATGAGGGGTAAGAAACAATTGTTTTACGATGATTTTTGGATGGTATATTTGAACGCATTATCAATGTTTATCCATCCTTCAATCACCGCATGTTATGATATTGCCAGGAATGGCGATAATATCCCTTCGCTTTCCACCCTGCGTCGCCAAGTTAAAATGATTCCCTCCGAGCTACTGGAATATGCCAGAGAGTTTCTCAAGGGGAAAATTACCACCCTCGATATTCAGCGTGAAGCTGACCTTCACAAATTGTTAGGCGATAAAGTGGTCGAACATATCCATCTATACGGAGAAATCGCCGGATCACTGCATACGGTGCCCCATACAAATTCCCCATTATCGACAACCGTTTGTCTAAATCGGGAGGCTTGATTTTGTTCATTAGCCAGTCAATTTGCAGTGCAGTTTTACCCAATCGCCGGACTACTTGTTCCTTGGCTGAATGCGCCGGGATCGTACCGCCCAATAATTCATCCACCAAGGAATGGTATTCGGCAAGATGCGGCCATGGGATTTTACATACTCTGGTATTGAAATCTTGGAGGCGATACGGCTCGATATATTTTTTGATGTTTGGATATACACATTTCAGCCACTCGAATGCGACTTCTTCTGAATTTTTGTATGATAGGATAAAGCTGAAATTATCGTCGTCCATGGTTCCCCTCCGAGTTAATAATGGAATATATCACTTCAACGCAGAGGTGCAAAATGGTTGATATAATCATGACTGATCCGATGGTGGTGGGGAGGCCGGTACATGGTATCGGTGAAATCGACATTGCCAGGCTTGAGCTTCCTCCTGGGGTGATCCGGTATCGAATTCGTCATCGTAACGGCTATTTCGCGATGATCTATCTGCGCTTCGCCGATCGCACCGAACAATGGGTATTATTCAGCGACGGGCGCAAAATCTATCCCGGCATGCGTCAGGGAGTTAATAAACATGGTTTCAATCCCGAGGCCAGAGGCTAACCGGTAACAATGACACAGCATATCGAACAACTCGCAATTGACAACGAATCCCCTGACCGCGTCCTAATGGAACAGGAGGAAGCGGTCGACGACTCGATGCTGGTGATTCCCGAAAACGGCCAATTCGATTGGCTGCGGGTGCGAATTGTCTGTGATTTCGCCGCGCGGAATCCGGCGCGGTGGCGGACGATTGCGGCGCGGATGGATAACCCTGAATTGTCATTAAAAGAACTTGCCCGGCTGCTGCGGGTCACCGAGCGGACGGTGCGGCGTCATCTGGATCGGTTGAGAATTATCAGCACGGAGTTCTAGCCGGCACGCTGCCGGTGGCGGGTAATTACGATACGAAACGAACGGAGGAAAGCGTGAACATGAAAGCGAGGCGTCCGATCGGCAGTATGTCAGTACAGTGCGCCGTCAAATTATTGACTCGAGACGGCTATGCGGTGACGGCGGCGGAGTTGTTCGGATGGTTGCGCTCCTGGGGCTGGGTCAGCGGCATCCGGGCGACGGCTGCGGCCAAGGCAAACGGTTTTTTGACGGAGCAGGAAGGAACGTATTACCGGGGACGGTGGCGCATTGATGTCTACGTCCGGGTATTCGTGACTGGTCATGGAATCGACGAGATCAAGCGTCGGATTGCCGCCCGGCAACGGAAACCGATTGAAAATGTCATCCACAACCCGGCGTTAGTGCTCGGTTGCTAAATTGAGGAGGAAATCATGAAAATTACAGTGAGTGAATTGTTCGAGTTGCTGAGTCGATTCGGACTGGTGCTTCCGGCGGAAACGGCAGTACCGGAGCCGGAGTTGGATCTGGATGAAAACAATGACGACGAAGTTGAAATGACCGCGAAAGCGCGTCGGCTTGCCGACGCGGAAATCTATGGCAACGTCGGATCGGCCAGCGATGAAGCGGAAGAGGCGGAACGGATCCGCAACGAGGAACGGCAGCGGCTGATCGCGGCGGCAAAGGATGTGCTCAACGGCACGCGTCCGGCCGGTCCGGGCGGACTGGCGACGATTTTGGTTGAGTTCGACTGGACGTTCGAAGAAATTGCCCGGATGTTGGACGTCGATGTCAGTGGGATCGCCGCGTTGTTCAAAGGTGAATGTTATCCGTTCGTTGAGCAGGCATTTATTCGCGATTTTCCGCCGACCGGCAACGTGTCTGACCCGAAAGCAAATTCCGCTAAGCTGAAAGAGCTATTCCCACCTGAAGACGCGGAATCCAACGGGACGCTGGGCAAAATGTCGCCGAAAAAACGCCTGGGGCGGCGTGGTTTTACTCCCTCCGAACCGGCCGATCTGAGCGCCTGCAAATCGGTCAAAGAAGCGGCCGAAGCTCTGGTCGCGCACTGGAACGGCAAAGCGGCCGCCTTGGCCAAACGCGCGAATCTTGATTATAACCAACTCCGCAAAGCGCTGAAAACCGGCCAGACATCGCCCAAAATCATGGCGTATCTGGTGGAAAACAAATTTGACCTAAAATACGCCGAAGGCAAGGAGTAATCATGGACACAGGTAATAACAACGGTCCGGCGCGGCGCCGGTGCGGAGAAAAGACGGAAATTTACAGCCGGGTGTGCGGGTACTTCCGTCCGGTGGCGAATTGGAACAAAGGGAAGAAAGAAGAGTTCCGGCAACGTAAGGCGTACAACGCACCGGCGGCGATCGCGCAGTCCCTGGAGGTGGAATAATGGAGGTAACATGGCCGGAAGCGGCGTTCGGCGCGACAGTTATTATCTGCCTTACCGTGTATATGGTGGTCTGTATTACCACGAGTAATCGGGGGAATTGACGATGCAAATTGACGACTGGGTTCAGGTAGGATTTGCCGCAATGGCGCTGTACGGCTACGCCAGGGCAAAGATTGAAACCATAAAAACGAGGCGGCACGGTGCCGCGGAGGAGAAGAGGAATGAGTAAGTTGGAAATCACAGAGAATTTCGCGCGTCGGGTGGAACTGGCGGCACAGGAATTCGGCGGCCGCCGACTGGAACGCGAAGCGGAGTTGGCAGCCGGCACGGTCAGCCGGATTATGTCCGGCAAGCAGCGCTACATTGGTGAGGATATTTTTGCCCGGCTGGACGCGGCGATCAAACAACTGGACACCGGAGTCATTCCGCCGGAAGTCGCAAGGGAATGCGTCGGGGGACGCGGGACACAAGCCGATCACGTCATCGATGACGCGGAAGAAACGCTGGACAGAGCCTATCGTCTCGGACTGCTGCGCGGCGAAATCAATGCCGCCTTGAAGATGTTACGGGCAAACTCCGGCTGGGATGATTACACGTTGCGTTCTGTCGCCATTGTCGATCTGGCCGTCGACGGTCTTGCCAAGATTATTCTCGAGGAGGGTGACACATGCCTACCGTATTAACCGATAACCGGGCGGCTGCCGCGATGACCGTGGCTGATGCCGATCATCTGTTCGGTCTGATCGCCCGCGATGAGATCGACGCCGCCCGGCTGGCGGCGCAGTACGAAAAACGGATCGCCGCAATCAAAGCCGATGCCGAAGCCGTCCTGGCTCCGGTCAAGGCGCGGATCGCCGATCGCGCCGCGATTCTGGCCGCTTATATCGAAGCGCATAAAGATGACCGTTTTGTCAAGCCACGCAACCGCAAGACCAGTTTCGGCACGTATGGCATCCGGGCGGTGTCCAATGTGGAGGTAATCGATCTGCAATTACTGCTCGCCGTTTTAACCGCTCGGGCGCTGAACGATTGTTATGAGATCAACACTAAGATCGTCAAATCAGCGATCGGAAAGCAGCTGGAGGCGGGAGTGGAACTGGGCGGGGCAGAAATCAGAACCGGCGTCCGCGCGGAATACAAAGTCGATAAGAAGTTGATCGACGAGGCAGTGAAATGACCGGCAACGTGCCGGTGCGGAGTTAAAAAAAATGAGTGAAAAACGGAAATATTTTTTGTACGGAGTCAAGACGGGAAATCGGGTGAGCGAATATTACTGCGAGAAGTACAAGGCGGACGCCGATTTGCGGCCGATGAATGGCGACGGCGGGAATCAATACGCGATCGGCGTCGCCATTTTTTATCAGGGCGACGTTCTCCGCACCGAACCGGCGGGAATCCGGGTAATAATACCGTCGCTGAGCTTGAATTGATTGTAACATGCGACATTATCGGCGCGAATTTCAAAGGCAACAAGTAACAATTTTATAATCAGTTTTAGCAAATTGAGGGAAGTGTAACATGCGACAACTTGACGAAATGATCAATGACATTGCGGACGGCGTATTGCCGTCCACGCTGGACGATGCGGAATCGACACTCAAACAGCTAATGATGTTGTCACGTCATGCGCGTCCGGTCATGGCGGTGCTGCTGGCGTCGGCCAAACGCGATCATTTCAATAACGATGTTGTCAGTTGGGTTGCGTGGGCCTCGGAAACATGCGACATCGACGGCAGCGACCGCGACCATCTCCGGGCCATCGGTGACATGTTGCTCGATCTCCAGGACGAAGACATCAAATTATATCGGCGTTTATTTCCGATCGACACCGAAAAGTTGCTCGCCGTAACCCAGATCAACCTGCATTTGCCGGACCGTTTGGTTGATTTTCTGGTCGCGTATAAGTTGGAGTCGATGAGCAGACAGGAAGTACGGGCCGCGGTGGCTGAATGCCTGGGCAAGACACCCGCCGAACGCGCTCCAATCCAGCCTGAATTACCCGGATTCGAAGCAGCGGTAGACGCCCTGATTCAAGGCGGTCAGCAAACCGCCGCCGCCCTCAAGGATATCGTCAGCACGCCGGAAAAAGCCGCCGGCGCGTTTCGGGTGGGATTCTCGATGCTCAACGCTTCGGTAAAATATTTCACCGAAGCGCCGGAACCGAACACCGCGCAGATCGCCGCCATCGCCGGACGTTTCGAAGACGCCGCCAAACAATTGCGGGAATTCACCGCATCCATCGCCGAGAAGGCATTATCCAGAGGGGCATAGTTAATCATGGAACTCGCACAGCTAGATTTCTGGGATGAGCCAACCACGGCAGTAGCGGTGGTTCGGCAGCCGAGCGGAGTGGCTACGGTCAGCGGCGGCGGCAGTATTATCCTGGTGACGGCGGCACCGAAGAAACTCGACGTAATGCCGAGCGAATGGCGCGCCAAAGCGCTCCAGAAGCGCGATTTCTGCCGGGCGGTCATCGACTACCAGGAACGCTATCGGTGCAGCCAGGAGGCCGCCGTAACCACAATAGCGGCCGCGCAGGCGGATCAGTTTCCGGAACTGGCCAAGCGCGGGTTACTGAATTACGCTAATTTTCGCAGTTGGACCGGCAAAATCAAAGTCGCCAAAGGTAAATTTGACTGGTCGAACACCGAGGCGCTGGCTGACGATTACGGCTGGGGCCAGAAGTCCGAGCGCAAGGGTGATTCGCGGTACTGGGTGATCTTCTGGGCGCTCTATCTTAACCAAAACACATTATCAGTCAAACGTTGTTTCCAGATGGCCGGAGCCGCCGGTCGCCGGATCGACCCGTTTATGGCGCTGCCGAGCATCGCCCAGGTGCAATACCAGGTGGCCAATGTTGATAAGCGCGCCCTCTACACTTCCCGGCGCGGCGAAACGTGGGTCGAGAATAATATGATCACCTACATCGACCGCGACTGGAGCACGGTAATGGCCAATCAGATCTGGGTGGCCGACCATCGTCAATTTGACATGTGGATTCGGACTTTCGATGAGGGCAAACAAGAATGGGTCCCGGTACGTCCGTGGATTTGCGCTTTCGTCGACGCCAAGAGCTGGCATTTGATCGCCGCCCAGATCGTGGTTGACAATCCCAATAATGCCACCATCCGCAAGACGTTGGTCGACGGCATTAAAGCGTTCGGCGTCCCCGCCGGAATCTACAGCGATAACGGCAAGGACTTCCTGGCCCAGGGCTTTGCGGAACCGGTCAAATTCACGCTCGACGAATCAAATCCGGAAATTTACGCGCATTCGATTCTGGCCGAGCTGGGGATCAGGGTGATCAAGAGTCTGCCGTATCGCGGCCGCTCGAAGCTGGTTGAACGTTTCTTCGGCGAAGTCAGTCGGAGTTTCGACCGGCTGTTCGGCTCGTATCTGGGTAACGCTCCGCAGGCGCGGCCGGATTCGGCGCACCTTTACAGCAAGAGCCAGGAGATGACCATGCGGCTGCCGAGTCTGCAACAGTTTTGCGATATCTTCGACGCCTGGCTGAGAGAATATCACAATACCCCTATGGACGGCAAGATTCTGGCCGGGATGACGCCGGAACAGGCGTTTTCTCCGGAAAAACGCTATGCCAAAGCGCCGATCAGCGAAGCCCGGCTGTTCTATGCCACGCTGAAGCCGTTGCCGCGTTTGCACACAGTGGCGCGTGGGCCGAGCGTATTTTTCGGCAAACAGGAATTCCGGGCGGTCGACCAGGAGGCGCTGTGGCCGTATTTCGAACGTAAAGTCATGGTTAAAATCGACGCCTTCGACCCGGAACATGTATTTGCGTACACGGTCGACGGCCGGTTGATCTGCGAATGTAAGACCAAGCCTCAGGTGGCCGCGATCGACGGCGACGTCGGTCCGGAAATGAGGTTGCAGTCGCAGCAGAAACGCACCTGCAAAACATTGGTATGGAATCTTGCCGGAGGTTTCCAGAATTTATCGCCTTTGCGGGTGGCGGCCTTGACCGGCGACGAGCTGGCGCATCCGGAGCGGCTGAAGGTGATCGACGCGGTCAGCAGCGTCAAAGGGCCGTCGCACCTGCGGCGGCATCTCGAATTGCCGGGCGACGCGCCGATGGCGACAGACATGCAACCGGTACCATTCCGCGAAGATATGAAAAAAGCTGAACTGGCAAAATTCGAACAGACAATTAAGGGGGAATCAGAACCAAAGGTCAGCCACCAGGAATTACGGGAATTCAATGCATTCATGACAACCAGGAGGAATAACGAAGATGACGGAAACGAATGACAATCAGGAACTCCAAACCCGAAAAATTAACCTCAGTTACGAGCACTTTCAGTCCGGTATCGCGCGGTATTCGCCGCACGAAAAAGAACTGCTCGAATGGTTATGGGGTTATGCTCATCAGGCGCTCAATAACTCAGCTGATCGGCTGGCGATGGCAGTCGGATGCGATTACAAGGTATTGCTGAATATTTTCAACGGCAAAACCGAGTGCATTCCAGAGGGATTTATTGCCGCTTTCGAACGACTGAAAAAGCGCTCGACGCCGGAATCGGTACTGATTCAGACGCCGGTCACGCGCCGGATTGAAGAGGCGCTGAATTATGCCCGCGACTATCACGCGCTGGTCACCATCGTCGGCCCGACCGGACGCTCTAAGACCTCGACGGTAATGGACTGGCAAATCCGCAACAATCACGGCAAAGCTCGCTATGTCCGGTGCCCGTCCGGCTGCACGCGCCGTACTCTGGCCACAACGTTATCCCAAAGTTTCGGCATCGGCTCGATCAGTCAGCGGTCGAATACGCTGGAAATGCGGTTAATGAACGCGCTATCGCCCCGCAACACGCTGATCATCGATGAGGCGGGACATCTGATGCCGCGACGCAGCGGCGGCGGTACGTTGGCGGTAGAGCTTATTCGCGATCTGCACGATTGCTGCGGTTGCGGCGTGGTGCTGGTGTTTACCGACGTCTACGTCGACGAAATGCGCAATGGCAACATGAAGGATTATTTCGAACAGTTCGTCGGCCGGATTAAGTTCGAGCGCCGCATCCCCGCTAAGGTTTTTAAGGACGAAGTACGGGCAGTGGTGGCCAGTTTCCGTCCGAATCCGCCCGAAAAACTGGTCGACGAAGCTTGGAAAATCGCCGCCGCCGGCGACGGCAAGTTGCGGACGTTGTTTGAGGACCTCCAGCGCGCCGCCGAATTCGCCCGGATCAACAGTCTGGAACTCGACGTCAAAGCGCTGAAATTGTCCGCCGACTGGCGCAAGAGCGGCGGCGTCTGGGATGACGTGGAATAATTGTTTTTTCTGGAGCAATATTTTGCGGCTTTCTAAGCTCCATTACAAAAAAATTAAGCAGCCGATGACGGCCGGGAAAGACAGGCACTAACTAATCAAAAAGTTTCTGAGGAGGAACGAAGATTATGACACCGGAACAACAGTATACAGCAGATAACATTCTGCACACCAGCGTCGACGAAGCCAAACGCATTTATATCCCTGATGCCGACTCCAAAGTTTTGGCGTATTGTATCGAACAGGAATCCAAGTTGATCCAGCCGCGCCAGTCGCTGATCCAGGCGTGCGAAAGCCGGAGCAGGAGTCTGACCCGGAAACGCATAAAAGACGCCACGGATCTGGCCAAGGCGCTCCGGAATGGCGCCGACATCGGCGGCTATCTCGACGCCATGGCAATTCGCTGGCTGGAATTTCAATATCCGGAACTGGTCGACGTCTGCGGGCCAATGGGACAGTACAAGGTAACCGAACCGTTGCCGAAGCTCGGCGCGATTCTGAAGCCGGAAGGACGTAAAAACTTCGAGAAGGTTGTCGAATGTCTGGATCAATTTATGGCCAATCCCGATTACGAGCGCAGTAAATGGAAGAAGCAGGAGTAAGGCCATGAACGACGGCGAATATTACGAACCGACCGAGGCGGAAAAAGAGTACGCGCGCAAGATAGTCGAAAGGGCTAAAATTGCAGGAGAAACGCAGAGAAATCAGATCAATGAACTGTTTGAACGACTGGAAGCGGAAATAAAGAAAAGCGGTCTGTTATATCAGCTTTATAAAGGCGTTAATTTCGATGAAGTACATAATTACGACGGAAGTGTTATGTGTTGTATTCCGAGGTCGTTTTACTTCAATTTGACCATATAGGAGGGGCCATGATGTTGACTGCACCCCAGATAAAAATGATTCACATCGCAAAAACCGCCGCCGGGATTTCCCAGGAGCGGTACCGCGAAATTTTGCGGTCCGTGGCCGGAGTGGAATCATCCACGGCAGCGGAACTCAATAATCGCGATTGTGACGCCATTCTGAAAGCCCTGAAACCACGCCGGGAAAGCGGCTGGCAGGACGGTCAGCTTAAGATGTTCCGGAAGTATGCCGGATACTGCAAGATGGGGCTGGATGAGGCGCGGCAGCTGCTCTTTCGCGTGACCGATCAGATGAACGAGGAGTCGCCGGGGCTTGATCAACATCAATTTGAGATGGTCATGGCCGAACTGGAAGTGATGTTGGAAGTGAAAGTCGGTAACGGCACGGTGTCGGTACCGTCCGGCGTTGACCTCGGTCACTGGCGGTCGCGGCTTCCCGGCGCCAAGATCAACAGCCGTCAAGTTTACGAGATTGAATTGACCTGGTCGGCGTTGCTGCCGTATCTGCCCGAGGACAAGCGTACCAACACATATTTACGGTCGATCCTGGCTTCGGCGTGTCGCCTCAAATATCTCGACGACATCCAACTGTTATCGGCATTCCGCGCGATCACTGCGATCGAAGCCCTAAAGCTGAGGCTGAAGCAGGAACAGACAAAGTTAGCCGAAACGGTACCGTTCTAACCGGCAACGTGCCGGGTTGCTGAGATGCTCCGCATCTCTTACTTATAAAACAAACGAGGCCGCACGGTGCGGCGAGGAGGAAATATGGAAGAAAAGACTGAAATCGAGCTCACCGAGCGAGAAACGGTGATGTATGCAGCCGTTAAGCATATCGTTAACCTGATTTGTACGGACGAACGTCGTGCGTATTTTTTTGCCGACTGCTCAGAATCCCGTCGACTGTTAATTAAAGCCGCTTCCGCCGCCACCGGACGCGACGAAACCGAGCTGGAAAACGCCATTAACGAACGCCAATCTAAGCTGGCAATCCATGATTTTGGCGAGATTATCAAGTTAGGCGAAGCCCGGATGGCAGCGCAGGAAGAAGTAGACGAGCAGCGGGAAGAAACCGAGGTTCGCGGCTCCGCTGAAGATGCGATGTCGGTCTACGATTTTATCGAAGCTGTACGTGGTTATCGTATTGATCTTACCCCCGTTTCCCGAGTCATGGTCTCGATCAATCCAGCCACAAAACCAGTCGGGATTATTAAAGTAGAGACCGCTATGTTCAAAGAATCAAGAATTCTTAAACTAAGCACATACTGAGGAGATAATCATGGATGAAGTGAGGAAGCAGGAGCAGGGATATCGATATGTAGGGATTGTTTATAAATCGGGGGAAATCTTTCATCCGAATTTTGTGGAGCAGTTCCGGGAATCGTACCGGACGGCGACCGCAGCTTGTTTGGTCAACGCTGAGATGTCGCAGTTCGATAGAAATTGATGATCATGCAAAGATGGAAAAAGCATTCAAGGCTAAATTCAAAAAGTTGAGGAAATGAGAAATGCCGAATCGAGAACTGACTACGCTTGATGATTATAAAGCGGAACTGGAAAAGCAAAAGAAGCTAGTCGCCGCCCTTCTGGAAGGAAAACCGTCCGGACTCAATATTCACCAGGCATCAATACTGATGGATGAGTTGGAGCTGGAAAATAAGCTTTTCGAGAGGAATAAACAGGAGATGGCAGAAACCATACGCGAACTGGCCGAAGATTTGATGTTCGCTTCCAATTTTACCTGCATCTGGGCGAAAAATGGTAAAAGTTACTGTGATTATTGTCCGCTCGCGCGGTTAAAATCAGCCGGTCGCCAATATGCCTGCGGCAAAAACAAGGATTTCAGTAAATGATTAAACCAATTATCATCAACGGTCAGGCGTTCAGCCTGGAACAATATCCGGGTCGCCTGGCGGTGGTCACGCAGGTCGGCAACATCAATATCAAAACATGGGTTAATGAGGATGGGCGCGATCATGAAATGATCGTCGCAGGGGAATACAAAAAACTGGCAGGGTTAATCAGTGCCGTCAAGGCGGTCGATGCCGTCAATGATCTAACCGGGAGGAATAATCATCATGCCCTAATCGCTTAAAAGGCGGGAGGAAACCGGCGCTACCAACGCCGATCCCCCCAGAAACGCGACGCTCTACCACGTCACGATCCGCTCCGCCAACACACATAGTTCAGTCAAACTACCGTGCGGAGCAGGTCAAGTCAAGAGCGTCGCGTTTTTTTTGTCGGGAGTAATCGAGGTAACGAGGAGGCCGCAGCGCCGCGGATCGGCGCGATAATCAAGCGTAATATATGGAGTAATTATGTATGAGCTGGAATTATTTGCAGGCGCGGGCGGCGGGATTCTCGGTAAAAACCTCATCGGCCTTACCACGGTCGGAGCTGTTGAGATTGAGCCGTACTGTCGCCGCGTGTTGCTCGCCAGGCAGCGCGACCAATGTCTGCCATGTTTCCCGATCTGGGACGACGTCACCAGTTTCTCCATCGCCAACCCCGACACCCGGGCGTATTTCGAATGGCTCCTCACCATCCGCGACCGGCTGTGCATCTCCGGCGGGTTTCCCTGCCAGGATATCAGCTCGAGCGGCAGCGGTGCGGGACTCGGCGGTAAAAAATCCGGCCTCTGGTTCGAAATGGCGCGAATCATTGGCGAAATACGACCGAAAGTCGCATTCGTGGAAAATTCCCCCATGCTCAGTTCTCGCGGCCTCGAAGGCGTGCTCGCTTCACTGGCCGAGATGGGGTATGATGCAAAATGGTGTGTGTTGGGCGCTGGACACCTCAACTACCCCCTTAAGCGAGACCGGATATGGATACTGGGGGAGCGTGACCAGGACAATGTCCGGATGGATGCGGCCCCACGCGCGCAAAGAAACGTATTTGAAGGCTACATATGGAGCTCAGAAACAATCCGTGCTATGTCAGATGCTGATCCGGATCGACTTGTGGCCGACGGTTACGCTCTGCGAGACCCTGATGGGCTGGCCGGAATCGTGGACCGCGTTAAAGCCATTGGCAACGGACAAGTTCCGGCAGTGGCAGCGGTCGCATGGGAAATATTAACTGGAGGTATTTATGACAAAGAGTAATACAAGAGCGCCGTTCCCCTGGTTCGGCGGCAAGGGTAATCCAAAAATCAAAAAAGCGATTCTGGGATTACTGTCGGAGCATGAGTTTTATGTGGAACCGTTCGGCGGCGGGGCGTCGATACTGATCTCCAAACCTGCGGCCAAGGTGGAAGTTTACAACGACGTCAATCGCGGCGTAGTCAACTTCTTTCGCGTGATCGCCGACGCGGATTACTTCGGTAAGTTCATGGCCAGGGCGGCGCTGTTGCCGGTCAGCCGGGAACTGTTCGAGGAGTTCGGACGTACCTGGCCGGGCATCCATGATCCGGTGGAACAGGCGGTGAGGTGGTATTATATCGCCCAGCAGAGTTTCGGCGGTATGTTCGCCAAGTCCTGGGGCACGGCGGTAACCACATCGTCGCGCGGCATGAGCGATACGACGTCGACCTGGCGCGCCTCGTTCGAAAATCTGCCGAAGGTACATGATCGGATTCAGCGCGTTCAGATTGAGTGTGCCGATTGGCGCGATATCCTCAAGCGCTTCTCCGGAACCGGCTGGCTGGCGTATTGCGATCCGCCGTATGTCGCCGGGACGCGAAAGGCTGGCGGTTATGACCATGAGCTCAAGGACAAGGACCATGAGGCGCTGATCGCGGCGCTCCTGGTCTATGACGGCGCCGTCGTTTTGTCCGGTTACAACAGTGCGTTATACGCGCCGTTGGCTAAAGCCGGATGGGATCGCCAAGAGATCGAAGTGGTATGCAGCGCCGCCGGTCGGACCAGGACGTCAGGTCTCCAGGGCGTCGGCAAAGTCAAAGAAAAGCAACAACGGATCGAGAGTATCTGGCGCAATCATGAAGCCATGCGTCGAATGAAAAACTAACCGCACAATCCAACCGATCAACCACCCCGGCAAACCACCGGGGTCTTTTTTTGTCCGCACAACCGACCACGCACAATGATAGCGCACAATTGGCGGTCGGCGCATTTTTCGGCCCTGGCACAATCGAAAAGCGGTGTTTTGCGAAAACCTCAGGTACAGTTGAGTTGAGGCAGGAATGGTCAAGGACGCCTGGCAAAACCTATTGCAAGATTACACTGGACGTGACAAACAGAACCGTGGTGATCGACGCCGTTTTA